AAGACGAAACGTATGTGAATCCTGAAACGTCTGACAAGGAATATGATTGCAGATGTAATTGTAATAAATCGTGTTGATTCCATGAAGAGTAAAAATACAAAAAAAACAAAAATACAAATATACAAAACAATATTTACGAGGTTTCTTCTAATTCAATTATTCCAAAATATACTGCGCATTTTTAACATCATTTACAACGTTTCGCATGTGAATTTTTTCATCGTTCCAGCAATGAGCGCAATCATTGCTTCTACTTAAATTCCATAATGGATCTGTATTTTGAAATATTCCACTGAAGATTTTGGAAGCGCGTTCCTTGTGAAACTCTGATGTAGTAATCACAATTTCGGGGATTTCATCAAATGTCTCCAAAACCCATTTTTTTAAATAAGCAAAATTCTCCGCCGTATTTTTCGCCTTTTCATCCAAAACAATTTTCCCATTGGATCTGGTGCCAATATTTTCTTCCATTTTTCTTGCCTCTGTTTCTGCTTCTTTTTCCTTTTCTTTTTCTTTCTCCATCGCAATCACTGCATTTTTAACTCCTCCTGTGACAAACCACCATGTGGTGTCGGAATCGTCCAAGTCTGCAACATACTCCAATGCAGTAGAGACGCGCTCCTGTTGCACATTTTCCATCGCGCAACCCAGCACGACCATAATAGTTATTTTACTATAAACATATACAGTAAAACAACACAGAATAAGAATGATTTTGAATCCGAACATTTTGATTAGTATTTGAATTCATCACTTTTCAAAAAAATTAAATCAATTTTTTTACAGTTTAGATATCTAAGCTGACAGTATTTTTGTCAGACTTGGGGCGGCGCTTGCTGCGCTTAGGCATATTTCCATCCGCTTGCAGGTCCTTCAAATCCGAAATACTAATTGTGCTGCTGTCATTGAGGTTGAGATTAATATTGTGCGTTGGGGCGGCTTCTTGGATGTTAATTGTTTTCGTTTTTAATCCGGACAAGATATCAGAAATGTCCGCGGGGCCCTTCATCTCTGCTCTCGGTCCAGGACCTCTTCTAGTGCTTCTGTCTCCATCATTTGCACCAGAAAAATTTTCTCGGATGTTGATTCCATCATTTTGATTGCGACTCATACCAGCACTCAAGTCGGGTCTGGTTGAAAAACTACTATTATTTCCGGGTCTGCTTGGTGGAGGGTTAAATCCTTGCGTAGCCATGGGAGGAGGAGGAGGGCCAGTCATTGGGACTTGGGGTTCAGGATTCATCATGTTATTCATAAACCCAGAGAATCCGGGACTAGTTTGACTCATGGAATTTACCGCCGCATTTTGGAATGAACGCATTAGATCCGGGTTTTGACGCAAGATGTCATCCATACCAGGCATTGCGGATTTAAACATTGTGTTTGTCATATGAACCATCATCGCACTACCACCCAATTGAAATAAAAGTTTGAGTTCTGGCGCCATTGATGCCTTGCTCTTATATTTGTCATAAAGCTCGCCAAAAACGTCATCATAATCTGTCATATTTTCATTTATCTGCTCACTCCAACCGTCTAATTTAACATCAAACGGGTCAAATCTATTATTTAAAAATTCAATACCATTAATGCATGCCATCAACATATTTCCTTGAAATTTAACCGAGTTTTGTTTGGTTTTTTCTTCCATAATCATTTCGTATTCACCTTGCATTTCGGCGAGAGGGGATTCCATTGAATACTTTTTGGTAAGATTTACCCCCTTTGTTTCTAAAGTTTCCAACTTTCTGAGAAACTTGAATTTCTCGCGCAAAAGCTCTTCTTTGCTCATTTGAGGTTGGCTTGGAACTGCTCTATCTGGGTTTAAAGGAACGTTGTTAAATTTTGTGTAACCATCCCACGTTTTATTTTCACCTGGACCCCCACCTTCTGCGGTTGATTGGCCGAGTGATGGTGCCCCGTCATCAAATCTAACTCCGGGTTTCTCATCATAATTCAACGAAATATTTTTGCTAAACATATCAGATTTTCCTTCAAATAAATTTCGGCTGGGTTCTTCTTCTACTAAATCATTTAATTCATTTTCTAAATTATTCAGGTCGTCTATATCAATATCACTGGATGGGCGACCACCTGCAGTTTTTTTATCGTTCATTAAAAGTTCAATTCCAGAACCAAAATTTGACGACTTTAAAGACGGTCTATTAAATGATGTATTATCTCCCAAATTTATCGTAGAAATATCAATAATGTCATTATCCATTCTATCTATTATGAATTAATAAGAACATATAATTTTAAGTATTACGAATTATAAATATATTAATAGGCGACATCAAAAAGGTTATTATGCCATTTTATTTGTAATAAACCACATCCCTTGCAAAAAAGAATCAGCAAGATCATCTTTTTTTGTATGATTTTTAAAAAATGTTTCCCATGACGTAAAAAATACATTATTTGAAATACTTTCTAAACATTGTTGGACACCCAGTTTTTTTCTCTCGCTGTAGCTAGTCTTTAATGTTGAACTTTGGTCTTTCAGCTTGTTGGAAGCCGAAACAAAGTCAATTGAGGCATTTTCATTTCTCATAATAAAATATTGCGCAATCATTCCTTGAATAGTTTTCATTCGGTTTGCAATTGGGCTAATTTGGTTTTCAATTACAACGCGTGTTATGGTGTCAATATGTTCATTTAAAATGCTATCTAATTTTAATTTAAGATTTCTGCCAACTGTTATTAGATCTATTTTTGATGCATTAACCGTTGAAACTGGGTCAAAACATTTTTCAAATACGTAATTGTTAATTAATGCTGCCAATTCAACCTTTTTTATAGGATTTTCGTATTTAATTTTGTATTTTTCAGCCAAATCATATAAACCCTTTATTTTTTGTTTGTTTATAAAAGCTGATTTTAAATCCGACGTTGGAACTTGAAATGACTGTTTTTTACTGTGCTTTAAACAATAACATTTGCCATTTTTTGTAAATTTAGCGGGCTTATTGCAGTCTTTAAATTTTTCAATTTCGCAACATTTTGCTTCAAATTGTTGGCTTAAATTAATGCTGTCCCATTTTGCAATTTCATAATTATTAGAGCCATCTGGCTTGACAAATAAACAAAATGCTAAATTTTTAATACCAACGTCTATGCTTAATACTTTCATATTCTAATAAATTAGTATATAATAATATTCATGTATTCTATTATTTAAGTTTCATTTATTACTTGTTGTTTTACTTGTTGATTTACTTGTTATTTTATTGTTTTGTTGTTTTGTAAAAGTTAAACCAATTATATATAATGATACATGCGCGTATAATGTATCGTTATATTTTTTGATATTTATTTGTTTGGAACAGTAATAGACGGTGCGACCATTCTTGCTTGCAACTGTTCTCTCGTTAAATATGGTTGTTTTAAATTGCTATTGCAATAACCAAACCCAGGTGTATTCGTGTCAAATGCAGATTTGAATGTAAAGGGGACATTTGCAGATGGTGTTGCATTTGTCTGAAAATGTGTAGGAAGACCTAAATCACTGCATGCTTCTTGATTGTTAATTTTCATGATATCCGATGCATTATTAATCAAAAATTGTCTATATTGCCAACTAGTGGTAATATTTTCTTGTTGGCGAATGCGGTCATTCACAACCGCTTCAGGTTGCCAACTTGAATAAGTTCTACCATCCGCCATAATAGGAGGAAAATCAAAATGAATATTGTTAGATCCGCTATAACATGTTGCCCACGACATAATATACTATCATTAGAGAAAATTATTAAGCTTCCAACATTTTAAGAATTGCATTTTTGGTAATTTTTGATGACGGCTCGCTGATTAAACCTTTATTAATAGCAATATCTTTTAGTTTATTCAATGACATTTTTTTGTAGTCAATGTGTCCTCCCTCCTTAGATTCTTCTAAATTAGAAATGTCAATACTTTTCATAAAACTCATGTTTAGTTTTTTTGATTCTTCCAAGTCTTCTAATTCTTTTAATTCTTCCAACTCTTCCAACTCTTCTAATTCTTCTACATTATTATCAGTATAATCAATATCATTTATATCATTTAAATCGTTGCTTTCATTATCACTGCTTTCATCATCATCCAAATTGTCACTTTCTTCTAGAGCATCTAATTCTTCTACATTTTGGTTTTTAGTTGAGCTAACCAGTTCCCCAAAATTAATAATTTTAACTGTTTGTGGGTTTGGATTTAGTTCAATAATATTGTTTAATTCCTCGGCGCTGTCATCGCTGTCACTATCGCTATCATCTTCATCATCGCTATCACTCTCATCATCGTCACTTTCATCGTCATCTTCACCATCAGAAACAGGTATTAACTTTAAATCCATATTTGGTTCAGGTGTTTGCATTTGAGCTTGAGGCGCACTATATGAAACCATTTGCAGTCTTCCTCTTATATAATTTAATTCTTCGGCCATGGTTGAAACAAGACCCAACATGGATGCCATTTTATGATTTTGCTCTTGAAGTCTTTGAACAAAAAACATGCCCAATAGGCCTGCAAGTAATAGAGTAATTCCTAAAGAAACAAGAAAAGGGACCGTAAATATATCTGATAAAGCCATTATTAACAAAAGTGAATATATTTTTATTTTTGGGAGAACGAATTATTGTTATTCATATTTTAATTAATTGTATCTTTAATAATCTCAATTGGATAGTTCATATCATGCAATACCTTTACGCCACCGCGGACAATTGAAATTCCTTTTTCAAGTAAATATGTGTATTTAAAATCATCTCCCGATTTAACGGTCTTCATGTGGCAATTTTCTATACAAGCATTATCATCTAATTTTTTACACAGTTCAATAAAATGAGTTGTTAAAATGCAATTTACATTTTTATACTTAATTAAATATTTCATAAATGCATTTGCACTAGATATTGCTTCCTCTGGATT